GCGCCCGCGCCCGCGCCCGGCCGCGGCGGCGGTCCCGCGCGCGGCCGCGGCCGCGGGAGCTCCGGCCCGGGCCCCGAGCCCGGCCGCGGGCGCCGCGGCCGCAGCCCCGGGAGCCCCAGCCCCGGCCCCGGGAGCCCCAGCCCCGGCCCCGGGAGCCCCAGCCCCGGCCCCGGGAGCCCCAGCCCCGGCCCCGGGAGCCCCAGCCCCGGCCCCGGGAGCCCCAGCCCCGGCCCCGGGAGCCCCAGCCCCGGCCCCGGGAGCCCCAGCCTCGGTCTCGGTTTCGGTCTCGGAGGTCCCAGCCCCAGCCCCGGGAGCCCCAGCCCCGGGAGCCCCAGCCCCGGGAGCCCCAGCCCCGGGAGCCCCAGCCCCGGGAGCCCCAGCCCCGGGAGCCCCAGCCCCGGGAGCCCCAGCCCCGGGAGCCCCAGCCCCGGTCTCGGTCTCGGAGGTCCCAGCCCCGCGCCGGAGGGGGGAGCGGGCAGCGGCGGCGGCGGGGCGGGCGGGCGGCCGCGCGCTGACCCCCTGCCCGCGGGGGGCAAGTGCCCGACGCGGGGGACGTGGCGGCGAAAGCCAGCGCCGCCTCCCCGGCGACGGGTCCCGGCCCCCCGCGGGCGCTCCGCAGCGCGGCGCGCGGCGGGGCGCCTCCCTCCCCGCCCCGGGGCCCGCCGGCGAAGAAGAGCCGCACTCGGACCGCGCGCGTTCCAACCAGGCCGTCTTTATTGTATGTCTCGGCGCCGCGGCGCGCCCGCCCGCCCGCCCGCCCGCGCGCGTCCCCCGCTAGGGCGAGGCGGCCCCGGCCCAGGCGTCGTCGTCGTCGTCGTCGTCCGAGGCGGCGGGGGAGGAGGCGGCCGAGGAGCAGGGGGAGGGGGCGGCGGAGGAGAGCACCTCCACGGCCGCCGCCGGCCCCGGGAAGCCCGAGCCCGCGCCCGGGGGCGACCGCGCCGGGGCCGGCGCGGGCGCGGCTCCCGCCGCCGGCGGCGGCACGCGCTCCAGCCCGCCGGCGCCGCGCCGCAGCAGCAGCGTCTCGCGCGGGCCCTGGTCCGCGTCCCAGCGCACGCCGGGCGGCGGCCGCGGCGGCGGCGCCGCGGCGTCCAGCACCAGCGGCGGCGCGTCGGCGCGCGGCTCGGGCAGCGCGGCCGCGCAGAAGGCCACGGCCGCGGCCGGCAGCTCGTCGGGCGCCAGCTCCAGCGCGCGCCGCCCGCAGGCCAGGTACACGGGCCGCAGCGGCGCGCCGAGCCCCCAGCGGTTGGCGGCGCGGTGGCTGGCCGCCTCGCCCTCCACGAAGTCGGGCTCGCCGAGCCCGAGCGCCGCGCCCTGCGCGGCCATGTCCTTGCGCCCGTCGAGCCGCGGCAGCACGCGCTGCCGGTACTCGCGCGGCGGCACGGGCACCGCGGTGCGCGGGCCCAGGCGCGTGGCGACCGTGTAGCGCACGTTGGCGGCGCGGCAGAGGCGCAGCGGCGGCGCCGCGGGGTAGAGGCGCGCGTGGGCGGCCTCGGCGCGCGCGAAGGCGCCCGGGCCGAAGACGCGCGCCGAGGCCAGCACGGCGCGCGCGAGCGCGGGGCGCCCGGGCCAGCGCGCGGCGCACTGCGCCGCGGGCAGCACCGCGGCGCGCAGGTAGACGTGCGCCTGCCCGACGGCCGGGCCGTCGCGCGGCCAGGCCGCGGGGTCCACGGCGTCGAGCACGATGAGCCGCCGCCGCGCGGCGGCCAGCCGCAGGCAGAGGTACTCGACCGCGCCGCGGAAGGCCAGGTCCCGCGTCGAGAGCAGCAGCACGCCCTGCGCGCCGAGCGCGCCGACGTCCGGCGCGCCGGTCCAGCGCCCGGCCCAGGCGTGCGAGTCGGCGCTCAGCAGCAGCCGGTTGCCCAGCGCGGCGAGCACGTGCGAGAGCCCGCCGCGGCGCGGCGGCCACTCGGGCCGCCGGCGCTCGTCCGCGCCGGGCGGCGCCGCCAGCGCCTCGCCGGGCAGCGGGTCGTAGAGGACCACCACGCGCACGTCCTCGGGGTCCGCGATCTGGGACATCCAGGCCACGCGCCGCCGCAGCGGCGCGCTGGCGGCGAGCGCGCCCGCGGGCCCCGCGCGACGGCGGGCCGCGATCTCGGCCAGCGCCTCGGGGTCGAAGGCGAGCGCCGGGCGCCAGGGCTCGGGGAAGAGCGGGTGGTCCGCGAGCCGCGCCGCGACCTCGGGGCGGCAGTAGGCCGCGAGCGCCGCGGCGCCGGGCACGGGCGTGTGGTAGTCCCCGGGCGGCACGCGGCGGAAGCCGCCGTCGGCGGCGGGGCCGCCGGGCGGCATGGGCCCCAGCACGCGGGCGGGCAGCGGCGGCTCGCGCCGCGGCGGGCCCGCGTCGGCGCGCCGGCTCTTGGCCGGCGCGGCGGCGCCGGCGGCGGCGTCCCCCGGGCCCGCGGCCGACTTGCGCTTGC